CCGCCTGTTCGTTCTGGGTTGCAGTTATATGTCCGAAGTTGCCCATCTTCGCCCATTCACACTATGGTTGACAAGGATTTTCCCACCCGAAGGTGGAATGCAAAATGCCTATTACAGCCGAAGCTGCAGTGTAACCTACCAAAGGACCTTTTCTCTCGAAGATAAAACCTGGCTTGGTGTCTCCAAAAGTTTTCCATCCAGTTAATACAATCTACAGAGAAGGTACTCCACACCACGATGAGTCCAAAATCGTGGGGGGGCGTCTTTTATAAGGACCTCCGCCTCAGGTCCGTCGTTCCTAATCTTCCTAAAATCAGCTATCATTTGGTAAAGTGGGCTGAAAAAACATGGGGGGTAACCCATTAAAGAAGAAAAAATTTAAATCTTCACCGGCGGAACAAAACATTCTGACGAACGAGACATCGTCGTCAGTTGCTGAACCGGGAAGGACTGCGGAAAAAGTAAAGCAGGGCTCATCCAAAACAGCAGTATAAGAGGGTTGGTTTTGTGTCAACAAAAACCGTCTATTCGCATAAAATGGAACTTCGACGGAATGTACTGGATTGACATTTGTGTTACCAACAAATCCTCCATTGACAAACATGGAATCTTCATTGTTCATCATAACGACATTTACGTTTTGGGGAGGCACTCCAGTGCCAAGTAGTTCTGTGCTAGTGCTAGTTCTAACCGATATATTATCTCTCGCTAAGATTGTTGTCACTGAATTAAATCGATCATTTCCTGATGACACATTCAGTGTGGATGTATCGACAGTCCAACGAATTGAACCACGCCACCCGAGAAACATCTGCGAGATGTAGTTGATGTATGTGGTAGCAGCTGGCACGTACTTCTCACCATTTGAATAGGTGAGAGCAACAGACCCAGCAAAAGTAGGAGCAGAATTGGGTAATCTTCCTCCAAACTCTGGAAAAGCCCGTCTACTGATTGTTGATATAGTTGACTTTGTGTCATCGTTCAATCTGACGACCTCAGACAAACAAGTTCGCTTCAACATCTGCCTAAAAGATCCTATAACCTCTCCAAAAAACAACTTTGTGGTGTCTGGCGAATCAATGATTGCATCAGCCATTGTGTCTATAGTTGGGGGGTCCATAACAGGATCATCACAGCAATCCATATCAGCGGTTTGATCTCCTTCTGCCATTTCAGGGTATCCCATTTCAGGGACACCCATTTGAGGATTAGTTTGGCTCCGAAAACGCCAGCTGGTGAGGCTGTTGTTTGGCATAGCTACCTCAAAATCTTCTAACATGGAGACGTATACGTTAACTTGAATATCTGCAACCACACTACCTGGTACTGCCAAATCATTAAGAACATGCACACTCAACACTCCATTACCTCTATTTGCTACATTCGTGAGAGGTACTGTTCTTGAAGTGGTGAATGAATTAGATGACGTCCCAACTGGTCTCCTATAAGGTTCCTTTTGTGCCCAACCAATGTCCACAGTAAAATCTTTCTCTGTAGAGATATCATGAACTGTGGTATAATGGGTATTGTACTCAGGATTAAGGGTACCACGTACAGGGTCGTATGCAATGCGTATTCTTCCTTTGTGATAATTCGAGGAAACAATTTGAAACCTAAATCTCATTGTTCCTCTCCAGTACTGAAAAGGCATTACCGCAGCAGCACAAGCTGGAAAGTGGTGCTCTGAACCAGCAGTTCGAAATAACCAAGGGTCAACTCGAATCTGAAACAGAGATGCATCTCTTAAGTCACTCTGATTCCAATCAAAGGTTGTGAGATAACTTTCACGTCCAGCAATAGATGCTATTGGCAACTCATCATCAGGTTGTATTCCAGTTGTTGCAGGATCAAGTGTAATTTCTTGTTTGCTGTCCACTGACAACTTATTTGTCGGATATTTTGTATCAACTACAGCCATCGAAGGCCTCGGATTTGGTACCATAACTGAATATTCCAATTCAGCCGGGCTCGAGTAACCGAAGATTTTGGCGATAGAGGCAAGAGCCCCAGCGCCTATTTCGGTCGCCTTTGCGAAAGGCCCAATCCAAGGTATGTTCGATAAAGCACTAGCATATCTCGCTATTGTGCTAGCAGGGCGTGAAATAACGTTTTCTTCATGTTCATCTGCCATCTCGGGTACACCCATTTCAGGAACGGATGATGTGGGAATCGAAAATGAAACGTTTTCTGCCCAAGCAAGGACTGTAATAGAGAGAGGCTCAGTACCACCATTAGCATGCTTCAAATCATTGATGCTCATTAGTACGAGATCTCCCATATCTTCCCACTCGTTATCTGGGATCGAAAAAGCATTGTTGTACCAAAAGAATGGTAACTCTAAAGATCCTCCTTGACTTTCAGTGGGGTTGACAAATATCTTCATTCGCTGCGACAAACGAATCAAATCTTGGTTAAC